CAACTTCGATTAGTCCTGAGTAGTAATTCCCGCCTGTTATAGTTTCAGCTTAGGCTATCAATCCTGATAATTGGCAGATAAAAGCGATTAAATGCATTGTGATCGTTTAATATGAAGCATAATGTATGTTATCAGGACGTGACTATAACATAGCGTTATATCAATGCATTTTGTATAGGCATAATGGCCTAGATAACCCCCACCGTAGGGGAGGTACTTCACCCTCCCCAGCCTATATCTAGATCTAATCCCCCCCATAAACTTTCCCATTTCCTCCATCTGGGCCGGTGTTACTTTCTGAGAGATCTCGACGGTAAATTTAATGAAAATATCCCAGGGGGTGACAGAGTGGAGGAGGACAAGAGATACGGTAAGGTGTTAGAGAGAACGATGCGGCAATGTGTCGCGTTATGGGCGATAGCGGTTATTTTAGGGATTTTGATTATCGGCGGGTTTGGGGTTATGGCGTACAGAGAATTTATACAGGCGATGAGATGGCCTGAGACAACGGAGGGTACAAATGAAACGGGAATCAGCAATTGCGATGGGGTTGGTGATGGCGGTCGGGTATGTGATTCACATTCCGGAGATCACCATTGAGGAGCGTAAGGAGATCACAGCGGAGGCAGTGATACCGGCGTCGGTGACAACGACGACGATTCCGGACCAGGAGGAGTTATCGGTTCCGGACGGGTTCAACGAACCGAACGATATTCCGGACCAGGATTTGTCCGGTGATGAGATGACGCCATTATGACGGGGGGCTGGCAGAAGAAATACATTCCGAAGCAGAAGCTGACGAAAGTTTTCGAGAAGGAAAACAGAGGGGTGAAAGCGGGATCGTTGGACAAGGCGCTGGACTCTTTCTTCCGGAGGAAGGGGAAACGATGAAGGTTTTATGCGCCCACAATTGGGGTATTCCCACCGACGGTTGGGATGGCGAGAAGACCATCCGGTTCCACCAATGCCGATGGTGTCATGTCGTATGGTTTGAGGGAGATGTTATCCCGCAAGTTATTACGGGGCATCTTGTCGAGGGTATTGACAAACGTACAGATCGAGGGCTACACTCGTAACGGGACCGAAACAAGTCGTTTTTTATACGTGAACGAAATACTGGCCATGCGGGGCCGCATACCCTTATGGCCGGTATTTTTTTTATGGACCAAGAAACGCGGCAAATGGCCGTGGATTTGAGCGAGGGATACGGCAAGGCCCTTGTGATTGGGAACGAGGTTCTCTTTGCTCCTTGGAAAGTGGGCGAGAGGCCTTTTTCATTTTCGCCCGAGAAGACGCGGTTCATCTGGGCCATGCAGAAGAACAACGGGAACATTGAGGCGGCGTGTGAGTTCGTGAACAAACCGCGGGAATGGGCGACGCATTTTTTGTCGTCCCGCAAATGGAAAGAGTTCATCGCGGCGAAACTGGCGGCGATGGGAACGACCAACGGGGATCTGGTGTCCTGGTGGTGGCAATACGGGACCGATGGCGCGCGGGGGTTCAAAGACGGATACCGTGCGACCTGTCATCTCTGCCATGCGACGAGTGATTATTCGGTGACGGAAGCCGAGATGTCCCGTAAAGACGACATGAGTTTCGCGGTGACGTGCAAGACCTGTTTACAGCCGGTCGAGCTGGCCTACTGGAAAGAGGAGTTCAAACCGACTCGCGAGATGGTGCAGTTCTGGCAGGAACTCGGGAACCGTCTATCCCCCAAGATCGAGCGGGTCCAGCACGCCTACACGAAAGAAACCTTTCTTTTCATCGAGCAGGGAACATGATCGACAAATCCCCTATCGAGAAGCCGCCCATCCAGACCCGGAAACCGTCGTTCCTGGAAGATGCCCTGGGGGCGATGAACCGTGATTTACGGATGCGCGGGATGCAGATGAAGCATGGGTTGAAACCGTTGGGCGAGAAGGACAAATCACGCAAAGGTTACGCCACGCAGGGAGGGGGGTATCTGTAATGCCTTGGGATAAAGTCATGGGGAAATGGAAATCCGGGACGCTTCATTCGGGAGGCAAGAATGGTCCTTCCGTCAAAAGCCGGAGTCAGGCTGTTGCGATTATGCTTTCAGAGAAACGGAAGGCGCAGGGCAAACCAGAGTACCGATCCAAAGATCCGCTGTCATCCGCACTTGGGAAGCGATGAACCTTCTTCCGGAGGAAGGAAGCCACGAACGCAAGTTCAAGGTGGACCTTTGTCTCACTCCGGCGCAGAAGATAATTGACGCCAGCCCCGCTCGGTTCAAGCACGTGCGCGCCGGGCGCAAGTTCGGGAAAACCGTCTACACGATGAAGAAGATCCTGGACTGGTTGGGGCCTCCCGGGAGTGTGGTGTGGTATATCTCTCCGACCTACCGCCAGGGGAGACTGATTTCCTGGAGCCAGATCAAACGGATGATCCCCCAGGAAGCCTTCGCGAAGAAACCCAACGATCAGGACATGATGATTACGCTTAAGAACGGGAGCGAGCTTTACTACATGGGGTCGGATGATCCGGACTCTCTGCGCGGTCCGGCTCCGACGGGTGTGATTTTCGAGGAAGCCGCCTACCACAAACCGGAAGCCTGGTACAACGTCGTCGAACCGAACCTCTCGGTGCATAAGGCCCCCGCCATTTTTGTTTCGACGCCACGAGGGTTCAACTGGTTCAAGGATCTGGAGGATGAAGCGAAACGCCTGATCGGGGAAGGGAAGACCGAATGGGCGACGTTTCATTTCACGACCTATGACAACCCGCATATCAGCCGAGAAGAAATCGATCGGATTAAAAACTCTCTCGATCCGATGGTCTGGAACCAAGAATACATGGCCGAGTATGAATCGGCGGTTGGCCGTGTATTCAACATTTTTCAAGATAACACCCGGCATGTTGCGGCGGTTAATCTCCCTGCTGGAGTATTTGATGCGTACCGAGGCATTGATTGGGGGATGCGCGACAATACGGGATGTGTATGGGGCTTTGTGCGCGATGGAAGACTATTTGTCTACCGGGAACACGCCCAAAACGGACTCTCGCCTGCCGCCCAGGGCTCCATCATCAAAGAAAAGACGACGCCCAAGGAAAACATCGTCGGGAACGCCCTCTCGCACGACGCTGCGAAACAGGACGCCGAAATGAGGGGACTGACGGTGTTCTGGCATTTCCAGAACTCCGGAATAAGACCGCTTCGCCTCTCTACCCGCGATAAGAAATCCTCCCGAGCAATGCTCCAGCAGCTTTTTTCCGAAGATCGGATCGTGGTCGATCTTTCCTGCCGGAAACTCCGGAAACAATTGCTCATGTACGAGTGGAAAGATACCACCATGGAGAAAACCGAGGACGGGAACGATGATCTGGTGGACGCTCTTCATTACCTGGTCGAACTTCTTCAAACACGGCTATTCCTCACCGGACGCTCAGAGAAGGTTCGCACGATTGAAGAAGTTTATGCCGACATTAAAGCCGATAAAGAAGCCCAAAAAATCAGACGTTATAAAACCGAGGAGCCCGCGACATCCTTCGATTTCCATACCGAAGGTACCGCCGCCGGATACTTATGATTGATCCAGAACTTCCTCCAAATCCCCATAACGAAATCAAAGAAAAGGTCGATTTCTGGCATACCCGTCTTCACCAGCAGCTTTCGCGGTTCAATATCTACGCCGATTTCTGGCGGTTGGTGAAACCCGCGAGGACGGGCGATTTAACGGGGTTCGCCAATCCCCAGGTCACAGAAACCGCCCGAGCGACCGAAGCCATTGCGACGTTTTTCTATCGCGCGATGACTTCGGCCCAACCCAATTTTAGTTTCGTCTCTATGAACCCCGACGTGGTTCAGGACGATCTCTGGGTTTCCGAGCAAGTCATTAATTGGCAACAGACCGCGACTCAGTACCGACGGAAACTCTTGAAGGCTTGCCGGTCCATGGCTCTTTTCGGGACCGTCGGGTTCGAGCAACCTTGGAGCGTCAATCTGCCCTACTATGAGTCTACGGATTTCGTGCCGCGATCGCTTTTGCAGATTGCGTTCGATCCTCTGGCCTTCGATATCGCCCAATCAAGTTGGCACGCCCTGATTGATTATGTCACGCCGGAATATTTAAGGGCTCTCGCAAGGAAAATGCCGGATGTATGGGATGCTCAGACCATCGAAGACGCGATTACCGCTTCCGGCGATGCGAAAAACCTGTCTCCAGAGCTGACGGCTCGAATGACTAACGCCGGATACCAGACTTATGCCGGATCCCAAGGCCCCTCTAGTTTGCTCCAACTGATTACCTACTACGGGAATCTCAACAACGACCAAAGCGGACGCGAGTGGTGTATCGCGACGGTGAATGACCTGGCGACGATCAAGGGCCATCCGTCGGTTTATAAACGACGGCCCATCGGGTTCGCCCATATGAACGAATTCGAGATGGAACCTTACGCTTATGGCGTGGGTAGAGTCGCGGAAGCGACACAGCCCGAGATCAACTCAAATCGCGCACGAATGCATGACACCATCACCTTCTCGCTATTCAATATGTGGCTCTCGAATCGTATGGGGAACCTGAAACAAAGCCAGATGAAGGTTCGGCCTTGGGGATTGGTCGAAGTAGACGGAGATCCTGATTCGATGTTGAAAGCCATACGTCCCCAGCTGGAAGGCGTCAATTTTGGACTCCAGCTAGAACAGTTGATGAAGTCGGAGTTCCGAGCGACGACGGGAGCGACCGACAATCTGCAGGCTCTTGTTACGGAAGCCACGGCTACGGAATCGTCTATCGCGCAAACAGAGGCCGTCCGACGGCTATCGGTCATGGCGGAAATTGCGAGCGAAACCCTCCTTCGGGAACACATCTCTAAATGTCACGAAAACAACATTTCGTTCCTCGATCAGCCGTTCTCGATCGCGGCAACGGGTCAAGCCAACAACATCCGCGTTTATCCATCGGATTTGGCGTTGGATGTTGAGGTCGTGACGAAGATCGTCACGGACAAAGACTTCCGTCCTCAACGCAACAAAGACTTGCTCCAATTTCTCCAGATTGTGACTTCGATCCGGAGCCAGAATCCGCAACTGGGCCAAGTCAACATTCAGCCTTTTGTTGAGGAACTGGCGAGGGGGATTGGCATGAACCCGAAAGCGGTTTGGACTCCCGGAGTTCCGATGCCTCCCGGTATGCCGGGTCCGGGTATGCCTCTGAACGCTATCGAACAAGCAGGAGCGGCTGCCGGGAACGCAGAATCGATGCGTTCTCGAGCCGGTGAACTAGGGGCCGCAGCAAGGTACGACGCCGAGCAGAACGCGCAAGACGTAGCGAGTGTCCTATGAGCCGAGTGAATAACTACGCCCTACTCGCCTCCCTAGTTGAGAATCCCGCGTATCGGGCTCTCCAGGAAGAATGGGTCAAAAAGGTTTCAAAGATAGAAGAAAATCGTGACCGGGCGGCGGCCAGAGGATCGGAGTCGGCTTGGCGTTACTATGCGGGAATAGAGAAGGGGTTCAAACAGGCCATGTTAACGCTGGAATCAGAATTGGCGTTTTTGGAAAAAGACGGTCGGGAGGATCAACCCCCCATCGAGATTGAACAACTACTAAGCGAAGCCAGAGGAGAAACGCGATGAAGAAAATAATTTTAACGATGGCACTTTTACTTGGGGCATCTCTGTCCTCGATGGCGGTCGATGTCTGGAGGTCCAGCAACGCGATCACGACCCAGGCCACTATGCAGACTCTTTGTTCAAATACACAAAGAGGTATTTTCCATGGTGTCTGTACGAACTTTGGTGTGGCCGGTTCTTCCATCGCCATTCTGTCGAGTGCCACATTTACCAGCGGCAATATCGTAGGTCCGATTACGACATTGGTCGCCGATCAGTGCAAATACTACGACGTAGCCTTTTCGAGCGGGATGTATTTCTTCAAGAACAACGCGGCGGTCGTCGGAATTCTTTACAAGTGTTACTGAGGTGAACCGATGAAACGACTATTGATTTTTTCCTTACTTCTGGCCATGCCCTCTTTCGTTAAAGCAGGTGATATCTGGCGATCGACCAATACACTGACGACTCATAATTTCGTTCCGCTATGCGAGGGAACTCAGAGAGGAATTCTCCATGGAATTTGCACCTCTTTTGGCGTCGCCAGTGCTTCCATGACGGTTTATAACTCGACATGGACCGTTGCTGATGGTCAATTTCTAGGTCCAATTTCAACGCTGGTTGCGGATCAATGCAAATATTATGACGTAGCTCTCCCGAAGGGATTGAGCTATCGAAAGACAAACGCTGCTGGCGTGACGATTCTCTACCAATGTTACTAGACGCAAAATCCGGGCCAATGGCCCGTTATCAGGAGGTCGCCCTGTGAGCGACTTAGTGGGAACTGTAGACGCGCCGATCAATTCCGGCGGTGCGACCGTAAAAACAACCTCCGACGTATCCACGGAGACGGGGAGTGTCGCCCCCGAATCGTCGCAAGACGGACAGGAACGTGCCGGTGGCTCGCAAGAGTCTACCGAAGGTGGTTCGGCAACAGATCGTCAAACCCGTACCCGAGGCCCTTCCAAGCTCGATACTATCCGCGAGCTGAGAGGTCGCCTACGCGACGAAAGATCGCAGAGAGAAGAAATAGTCGGGAACTTGCAAACCCGCCTGGATCAACTCGAAGCGTCCCTTAAATCATCGGGAGACAATCGAAAGCCTGGCAAGTCGTTTTGGGAAGCCCCAGAGGAGACAATCGAAGAAAAGATTGGAACCCACCTGTCGCAGTTTGAGAAGCGGTTGCTTTCGCAGCTCAATGAGCGACAAGTCGTGGATCAAGAAACCTCCGAATGGCGGCAAGAAACGACAGAAGCCACCAAATTCATCAAGACTCAACGAGGACTGACTGACGATGACGAACAAGACATAGCGGAAATCGTCCAATCCACCCCGGCCATGAAGAATATGCGACCGATGGAACGTGCAGAATATGCCCTGTTTCTCTGGCAAAAACAGAAGGGCATAACGGATAAAAGCGTTCTAAAGGCGAAGGCGGCTCCGGTTATCGGGGCACCGCCATCCTTGAATGGGCAACGGGTATGGACGGAAGCCGAAATCATCAAAGAGGTCGGCAAATTTCCGAATGATCCAAGAACTTGGACCGATGACATGAAGAAGCAATCGGAAGCCTTGGACCGCGAAATCCGGTCAGCGTATCGCGAGGGTCGGGTGAAAAAATAAACCAAAAAGGATAGCCAGTCATGGCTAATGAAACAGGATTCGACTCAAATGGCATATCGACAGCCGTACCAGCGTGGCTTAGACAGCGCGCGCTCAAGGCTCGATATGCTGCCTCAAAGGTGTGGAAGCATTGTCTGAATGGCGTTGAAGGGGATGCGCTGATCAAAGGCCAAATCAACAAGGTCGGAGATCGCGTGACGTTCCAGGTGTTCCCTTCCCTGACGCCGACGGACATTTCCACGACGGACGGATCGTTCACGAACAGCGAAATATCGCCAACCGCAAAGACCATCACCATTAACAAATGGAAGAACGTCTCGGCGGATCTGGTGGATATCGTGGACTTTCAATCCGTGCTGGATTGGGAAGCGGAATTCTCGGAAGCCTTCGGTAAAGCTATTGGTCAGCAAACGGATGCCGATGTGTTGGCATTGGTTGTGTCTTTAACGACTAATATCGTGGATGCTTCTGGAGCTTTGGGTGATGGGTCCATCATCGAAGCTCAGAGAAAATTGGATGATCTGGATGTTCCGAAGGAAGATCGGTGCTGGGTTTTGGCTCCTGTTGCTCATGGGGACATTCTCGGGATTGACAAGTTCACGCTTGCCAATACCACCGGCTTCTCGAAGGGCTTACAGGTCGAAGGCGGTCGCGTAGTGGGACTGTATGGAACCCCTGTCGAAGTTTCGACCCAGGTTACGACAACTGCGGTGAAACGCGACAATGTGCTTTTCTATCGGGAGGCTTTCGGCGTCGTTATGCAGAAAGACTTCAAGTTGGAGAAGTTCTCTCGGGTTCGTTACAGCACCCCATACGCCGGTTCTGCCCTATACGGTGTGGCTACCCTTCGGGATAACCATGCTGTGTGGGTCAAGACCGCCGCGTAAGGAGGAAACCAACCATGAATAAATTGATTGGCGCGTTTCTTCTTGTTGCGGGGATGCTGTTTCTGTCGTCTTCTTCGGAAGCGGCGGGAGCGGCGCGTGGAGCAAAGGCTTATACTGCGGTTAATTACACGGCGACTGTATCCACCATTACGATTGGACCGGCGGCACTGTATGCCGTCCTTCTTTCGTCCGGTGCTTCGCCAACCGAGTATTTGACTGTGTTCGATGCGTCGTCGACCGTTACTCCGAATACGCTGACGGCCACAAACCACACTTTCAAATTGAAAGTGTGGTACACCTCATCGTCGGCCAATACGAGTTACTACCTTGATCCTCCGTTGCAGTTTACGAACGGAATCATCGTGGCTCCTCAAGCGGCGACAGGTGCGGCAACTCTCATCTGGGAGAGAGGACGAGTTACCCAGGGTTATTAGTGTCTAAACCTCCCCGGAGGCTTCACCGCTTCCGGGGAGGGGAGGATTCATGGAACGATATTGCTCAACATGCGGTGATTTGGCCGGAACCCTATACATGGACGGGGAACTCTGGCTTTGCCGACATTGTGTGAACCGTCTCCCTCCGCTCGCGCCTTATTTCAAAGAAATGGGGACCGCCAACCCGAGCGATCCTGGGGGATCGACGGCCCATGTCCAGGACATCCGAAAGAGACGATGGCATCCGACGGAAAAGAGGCTTTTTTACTATGAGCCTCCAAAGGCGTATTTTTTCCCCAAGGGGTAAACTATGGCGACACGGCTGACTTTACTGGAATCGACCCGTCGGATCATAGACGAAGAAACGGCGGCTAATTCTCATTTTACGGACGACGAAATTTACGACTATTTGAACCAGGCGATTCGTATTCTTGGGACTGAAACAGAATGGCCTCTACAGACGGCGGAGGCGACCTCCGTGGAGGACCAGGCTGTTTACACCCTCCCGACCGATTTCGTTTCGTTGTCGGATATTTATTTCAACGATTTCGTTATGACGATAGTGGACCGCACGGATCTGGCGAAATTCCGCCAGGATTGGCAAAACGCGGAATCTGCTGCGCCGAATTACGCTTATCGGGCAGACAACGCTAAGATTGGCTTGTGGCCTCCTCCGGACGCTGCCAATTCCGGGAAAACGATTCAGATTCAATACGTTAAAGTTCCACCCGATCTCAGTGACGACACCACGGCTCCGGACCTTCATGTGACGTTTAACGATTGTCTTCCCTTCTATGCGGCTTTTCTATGCGAGCATAAGATGGGGAATTCCAAGCGGTCCGACCTGAATTTGAAACTCTATGAGGATCACAAGCGGAGGTTGTTGTCGAAGGTCCAGCGATTCTCCGATAGCCTCCTACAGTTCAGGTGGTCGGGTCAAGGATACTGATGAGCGATTTCTCGAATATCACAGAAACGGGTGTGACTTTTAAGAACCAGTCGGAATCTATTACGTCGGATTTCTCTGATGCGGTAGATTCGTCCGTTTTGTTTTCTTCTTTTGGGTCGGAGGCGGAGACTACGTTTTTCGATGTGGGAGACGGTGGGTACATTCTTGTTCAATCCGTAGGTTTTGGAGAAGGTGGTTTCGGAGAGGGCGGTTTCGGGGGATACGATCTGACATTCGCTGTCAACGCCAATACCCCCTGGGCGAACGTGGATACGCCATGACAGCTATCCTGGAAGATGCCAAAGAGATTGTGGTCGATAAGTGGGGGACGCTGAATACGGCGGCCTCTCCATCGAAACTCCCCGAGGGTCAGTCCCCCGATAATCTCAATGTTTGGATGGACGAGAAGCCGGGATCAGTTGTTACCTCTCTGGGGTACACCAAATTAGGACAACTTCCGTCCGGAAACCCCCCGACGCTACTTTTAGAATTTTACAAGACCTCGGACGGATCTTCCCAACTGATTTGCTCCGATAATACAACCGTATGGTGGACGACGGATTACGTTACTTTTACTCAGATCAAAACTGGCCTATCGTCGTTTTTCCAACTGAGAGGAGCCGTAATCCGTGACAAAGTATGGCTCACCAATGGTTCGGATTCTGTGATGACATGGAACGGAAGTGCTTTGGCGACCTTGGACGGAACGGCGGGAACTCCGGATGTACCGCCGGGACGATACATCGCCTATCATGATGAGAGGATCTGGATGTACGGAATCAGCGGTGATTTATCGTCGCTTCGGTTTTCGGCTCTGGCAGATTCGACGGGTACGGAAATTACGCCCGATGACGCAGATGCTTGGCCCGCCGATAATGAACTGCAAATTTCCGAGGGAGATGCTGACCAGGGTACAGGTATTTTCATGTATCGCGGATATCTCTATTGCTCCAAGCAGTATTCGGTCTGGAGGGTCGTCGGATATGACGAATACACCTACACGCGGGTCAAAACGCGCTCGTCAACGGGTACGCGTTTCCAAGAATCCATACAGATCAAAGACAATCTGGTTCATTTTATCGGCGTTGATGGTCTTTATGTGTTTGATGGCGAAGAAGCGAAACGAATCTCCGACATCGTAGATCCGGCAAACCCAGAACCGGGGGTATTTGCGTTCTCAAAATTACAGCAACCGCTTCTGACAACGGAATTCTGGAATATGTCAGAAACGGCAGATCTGGCGACTGGCACGGTTCCTGCCAATCTTTCAACAGCCAATGATGCCTTAACTCTTTCACCCGCAGACGATACCCAGGCCAATTTCGAGGCGGGGACTCACGATGACACAACGGGGACCACCAATCCGGGAAATCTACAGCTTGATCTTGTGACCTCCGGAAATCCCGGAACGCTTCTTTCGGCGGGTAAATATGCCGATATTCGAGGGTATCAGTGCGCGATCGTCGGGTCTAAGTCTTATGTCACCGATGGAAATGACTCGACTATCGCGGGCTATCGAACTTTGGGAGCAGGGATATCAACAGATTTTGTTATAGACCTTGGATCTGTCTATTCAGTCGGTCGCGTTGTAGTGAAAGGTTTGGCCGTCGCTAAATACAACCAGCCCGAAAATCTATTGATTGATTGGGCCAGGATCGAAGTTTCTTCTGATGATTCGACCTATACCCCCGTAGCAACAGTCCTTGCTGATAATGGGGGTAGCGGAGGGGCCGGTTATTGGGGAGAATTCACAGCCACAGATTTTACGTTAAATTTTTCAACCGTAACAGCTCGTTACGTTAGACTTTTTGTTTTGACCGATTTGCGAGTTCAGACTACGGTCCAGGGGATTTATGTCTATCAGGCAGGGTATGAGCCAGATGGTAAATTTATTTCCAAAACGCTTGATCTATCGGTGGCTCCTGCCTCTTACGGTAATCTTGTTGCCATTATGACAACGAATTCGCAGACCTACCAGTTTTTCACCCAGTCTTCCGCAGATGGAACAAATTGGGATGCGGAGGTAAATGTCGCCAATGAGGGGGCCATAGGGTCTGTACTCAAGCGATACCTTCGATGGGGAGTCTATCTCTATTCATCGAACGGGCAATATTCCCCTGTCATCGACAAGGTGTATGTTGGGACGCAATACATTTCTCCGATCAAAAATACAGGTGGGAATCTACTTCAATGGGGAGCATATCAGCTCGACGGTAATAGGTCGGGGACGATTGTCACTTCCTACTTCCGGGCAGCTTCCACGAACGGGGCGGTATCGGCGCAACCTTGGACAGCCATCGTTCCGGGGGCCATCCCAAACACGGCGATTACGAATACGTATATACAAATCAAAATTGAAATGTATCTGGACGCGCAGAATCAGACGGTTCCCGTCGTAAACGCTTTCACCGTGAACTGGGTTTTGTCTTCTACCTCTGGGGCTACCAATTTGCAGAATGTGGGATCGTTTATATGGGGCAATCGCTATTGGTTGGCGGCCTCCACTTTGGGGGCAACCGAGAACGATATTGTCTTGATTCTTGGTAAATCTACTTTTGAGAGCCCCTGGCACAAGAAGGATTTCAAACTCCTGTCTTTCTGTCGTTTCGGTGAATCATTCATTGGAGGGTCGAGTGAGGACGGGTCAATTTATAGACTCGAATATGGATATTCCAAGAATGGTTCCACGATTGATTCCTACTACGAAACTGCCGATTTCGGACAGTCGGGATTCATTATGAAAGGTAAGGAATTGATGTTGTCCTGCGAGAGATCCGGTGAATACGATCTTTCTGTTGGGTATTCAACTGATGGCGGATTGACCTATACGGACATTGAAGTTGATTTGACGCAGGAATCTGGCCAATCTGACGGGATGACGAAGCGTTTGAATATCAATTTTATGGCTCCATCCGTCAGATTCAGAGTTCGGACCAATGGTATTGATCGCCCATTTTCTGTGGACGAGTTAAGGTTATATTACCGGCTTACGACTTCTCGCGGGGATATTGTATGAGCGTAAATCCAAAACAGCCTGTCTTGAAGTCCGGAGCTTACAGTGACGAACCGGGAGTATGGACCGATTTGAACGCTGTATTGAGGAATTTTGCGACCAAGAAATTACGTCCGAGCAGAACGAGTCCCCCTATAGCAAATGATGTGGGGGAGTTAGAATTTGTTTATGACAAAACGCTGCATCGTTTATATACGAAAGTGAACGGAACGCTAAAATACGCGGCTTTCTCTTGAGGTGATCTATGGCTCTTATCGCTGATACCGCACCATCTACCCTGGAAGACGTTCTTGGCCAGACCGCAGACACGGCGGGTATGACCATCCAGAATCAGTACGCAAAAGCGCGTCGGAAGGCCGTCGGTGAACAGGCCGCCAGTGGTCGTCTGGGTAGCGGGATAGCCAATTACACAATGGGCGACATAAACGCGGGCGAATTAACGGATTTGGCATCAAATGAGAGCGATTTGGCTACGGCGTTGGGGCAAATTCCTACTCAAGATTACATGGGTGATCTAGAGAACGCTCGCAGACTAGAACTAGCGAAATTGATCGGAAAGATGTCTAAGAAGGGTGGGTCTGCCGGTATCGCGAGTGGTGTCCTGAGTGGTGGTGCGTCTGGAGCGATGGCTGGGGCTCCGTTTGGTCTGCCAGGAATTGTCATTGGAGGAGTTTTAGGGGCAGGATTAGGCGGGTACGCCGGAAGTCAAGGATGAGGGTAAAAATATGGCTCTTTTAGCGTCTGACGTAAAGTTGATGAACCTGGGCGGATTCGGGAAGTCCGATCCGATGCAGGACATCTTGACGAAGCGGAAGGCTTCGCTCCAATCGGCTCTGGGTCGGATTGGACAGAGGGCGACGACTTCGGCGGCCGCTTCCGGTCGTACTGCTGGAGAGTATGCTCCCCGGGAGCTTGAAACTGCGGGAACAATGGGGGAAAGGGGCATTTCTGATGCTCTTTACGGTGTATTGGGCGCGGGATCCCTCAAAGAAGCCCAGGCGGAGAAAGAACACCAGGCTTCTCTCGCCCTGGCGCGAGCGATTGGATCGAAGGCGGCTCCTAATCTTGCAGCAACTCTGCTATCGAGCTTGGGTGGTGTCGGGCAGACAGCTTTAACTCTGAGTCCGTATTTCAGGAAAACACCGAACCCCTTGATGACCAACCCATCGGGAGGATCAAAATATGGCCTCGGGATGCCGAATCCTTCTTTGGCGTTCTCTAATGTCGGCGAGTATCGCTACCCTAGCGAATTGCGTGTGGGGGGATTTTAATATGCCTAGTGACAGACTTTACGAAATGCTCGCACAGGTCGAGGCGCAACCTTCCGGAGCGCAACAAGTTCTGGAAGCGGCTCTTGGTGCGGCTAAAAATGTTGGACAGGGTTATCTTGCGAGTAAAGATATTGAAGAAAAACTCCGTAAGCGCAGAATTCAGCAATCGAGTCTCGCGGATCTTTTCGGAGGGAATCTACCGGAACGGGTGCGTCCCTATGGGAATCTACCCGTCGAATCTCTTGAGGCTGTTTCCCCTGCTTTGACGGCAATATCGAAACTGGACGAAAACCCGATGGCGGGCGGCGATTATCTGACGACGGAACAGGCCAGAGTGTACGGACTTCCGGAGGATATGCTCTCCGTTTTCAAGGGTAAGCCGATTAAACGGGATATCGCCCAGGGATATCTATCCAACAAATCCAGGGAGAAGATCGGAGGGGCCTTGCAACTTCGCTCCGATATCCAATTGGCTAATTCCATCAATCGTAATGTGAATTCCCTTACGGGAGGAACAGGGGCCTTAGCAACAGCGGGGAAAAACAACCTCCGTATCGCTCGCGTAAAACCTCTACTTGAAAGACCAGGCCCATTACGTCCGGAAGAACTCGAAATCGTTACGGCTGATTTGTCCGGTGTCATACAGGGGGGGGTTCCATTAAAAGACGTTGTGGAAGGACAAAGGATATCTACGGTTGCTTCTAAAATGGCTGTTTTATGGAGTCAGGCGACGAACCAACCGGTTCTATTCAACGATATCGGATGGCGAAGACGAATGATCCCTCTCGTAAACGAAATGATTGAAGCTGACAATCAGGTGCAAAACAAAGCGTTCAACATGATGAAAGCCATGTACGGACATTTGACGACTCCGGAACACATGAACGCCATCATGGAAGCCATCGGAGAGAATCGACAACTTCCCGTCCTAACTCCGGAAGAAGTTGCTTCAAATGGAGAAATAGAAAAGATGTCTACCGAAGAGTTGCGGGCATTGGCGAATCAGGCCGAACAATGATTACTCCCCAACAGGCGCGAGCGGAACTCGCCAGGAGAGAATTGGCCCGGAGGGAAGCTCTTGGGAGTGGTGGCGCAGAATCCGCTCCACCCCCAGAAATTGCCCAGGACTATCCGATGCGCCGCGTTTTGTCCCGTTGGCTGATTGAACCGGCAGTTGTAGGAACCGCGATGGGAGTAGGAGGCCTGGCGGCAACGGCGGCTACGGGAGGGAACCCTCTTGCTGGAGTGGCCGGAGCGGCGGCCATGTACCCTCCGGCGAAAACGGCTGTCCATGGGATCAATCAGATGTTGGGGATCTCTGGCAGAGAGAAGCCGTCGGAATCCGAAGGTCAGCAGATTAAACGATCTTTCAAGGAGTTTGGTCAGGGCCTTGAAATTGAGGCCGTAGGAAAAATCCTGGGTCTAGCCCCCGATGTTACCAAGGGAGCCGTGAAGAATATGGTCCCGGCTCTTTTTGGCCCTTCAAAAGAAGCCGTTGCGGCGCGGATAGCGGCTCCTGGAATCATCCGGAATGCTCCTTCTTACCTGGAACTCGCGCAAAAAGTACCGTATTCTTTGAAGAAAATAAGCGGGGCGATCAAATTTCACGAAAATGACGCCGCGTCTTATCTCCGTAATTCTCCTATGGAGGAAGAGGGTGCGGTTCCTGTTTCCTATCTGACGCAGATTATGGGAAATATCCAGAATGGGTTGAAGGTGGGATCGGCCAATATCGGAGTTTCCGACAAATCTGCTACAGCGCGAATGGATGCGTTGATCAGGGATCTGGAGAACATCGTTCCACGAAAGACTCCGGAAGGGATAATTGGTCCCAACGGACAACCCATCATCTTGAAGCCAGCAGAAGCCTATATCCCAGAAACTACTCTACGAAAAGCTATCCAACGCATACGCAAGGACATCAATTTTGACGATAAATCGGCAACCGTTGCGAACTCCGTTCTTACGGATGCAAGCACGAAACTCGACGCTATCCTGAAAGCGGGGAATCCAGACTATCAACGCGCCATGCGCCCTGTTAATGTTCTGACCCGAGTTTATAACGATGTCCTGGATAAATTGTCTCTAACACGGAAGACGGGAGAAGGGGCTCAACCTTCCGATGCGACCATCTCAATTATGAAAAGTCTTCCGGCGGAGCGTAAGGGGATCACTCAGAAAGTCCTGCGCCGAGTAAAAACGGTAACGGGAGAGGACTACACGCTGGACGCAAAGAATCGCGCTCTCCGGGAGCAATTTGTTGGGGGAGCCACGCAAGGAAGCAGACGAGTTTATGGCATAGGCGGAATAGGAACGGGTTTGGGTGCGGCTCTTGGTTATCTTGTCGGTCATCCCAAAGTTGGAGCTACCATCGGCGGTCAAGCAGGAATTATTGCTGGGATGATTTCTGATATTACAGGACGAGAAATTGGAGCGAACGTGGTGGACACCTATTTGAGAATGCAACCTGGATTGGCAAAGTTGCCATATGAAGCGGCGGCTAGAGTGATCGGATCAATGATCATGTCTGATGCAAATAAATGAAAAATCTAGTCGTCTATCTCCCCTGCTCCTGGCCTACGATCTCGACGCGCGTATTTCGGTCTTTTCTTGACCTAGTTCGTCATCCCGTTGAGGGATGCAATATTAATCCCATGATTTCCGACACATTCCCGTTGGATCGAAACCGAAACGAAGCCGTGGATAATGCCCTGTCCAGCAAATACGCGGCAGACTACATATTCTTCGCTGACGCCGACCAGATTTGGCCCGTTGACACGATCCCGCGCCTCTTGGCGCATGTTACTGATGAATTCCCGGTCGTGTCCGGGCTGTATTTCAGAAAGGCACATCCTCACGTTGCGGTCCCAGGTCATTATGCGACTTGGGAGAAGCACGAAAGCCAGCGTAAAACCATTGAGTCAATGGGATTTATCGATAAGGACGGGAATCAGACGCTTTTCTACAAACCGCTACGTGACTTCACCACGATTCAGACCGTGGACGTTTCCGGTATGGGATGTCTGTTGGTCCGATCCGATATTTTCAAGAAACTGGAGATGCCATACTTTGCGTACTTTAATTGCTATTCGCTCGGCGGCGATTACACGATCAATCATGCCAGCGAAGAAATGCTCTTTTTCTCTAAGTTGCGGAAGGCTGGGATTAAGACCCTGCTTGACCCATCGGTGCGCTGCGGCCATGAAGTTTTGAAGGTTATCGGATCTCCGGAGATGGAATGATGAGAAAACTACTGTTTTCAGCGTTGTTTCTCTTATTGGGTACTGTCGGATATGCGGCAGATACCTATACGACGCGAATGGGCCTTACTAAGCCGGAAGACGGATCTACGGGATGGGGAACCAAGATTCGTGGAGACTTCGACATCATTGATTCCTCGGTCGCTATCCTGACCTCGACCAATACTCAGACCTTTTCTGGACCTCTTGTATTCTCCGGAGCCTTGACTATTTCGACCATGACACCGACCCAAGTATTGATTGACACCCCTGCCTATACGGGTCAGAGTCGCTTGGTTGCCAACGGTTTGTCTACTTTTCTGGCGCGGTCGGACATCATAACGACGAACGCCAACACCTACTCGCTTTTTGTCACCACCAACAGTGCGATTTACCACTTCGCCGTATCTACGAACGGGGTGGCCTACTCGAAAGGTCTTGTCATAGATACTCTGGCCTCCGGGGAATGCGTACAAACCGCTACGGGCGGACGCCTTTCGACTACCGGCGCGGCTTGTGGAGCCGGTGGGGGTGGATCTGGAATTGCTGTTTTCGAGGGGACCGTCAAAATCTCAAGCCCAACCCAGATATTCAATTTCGACAGTACCGATTTCAATGCCTCTCTTGTGGGCGGGGGGACCGCCACGATTACCCTGGGGGACGCGGTTACTATCTCAACGGCGAATATCGAATGGATCAATGCGTCTTCCGGAACGCTCCTGACACTCTATATCTCAACCGCCACGGCAGGATGGGCGAATATCTCAACCATCACGGCAAGATCGGTGACTGTCTCATCTTCTATTGTTATCGGTAGCTGGCCGGGAACGGGGTTCCTGGACATCTCAACCGGGACGGGAGGGAGTGCCACTTTAATCAGGGCTTCCCGTAATGGTGGACCCGCATTTTCCGTGAACGCCGTCGCCAACGTAACCGCAAGCACCTACAACATTGTCGATGCCAATGCCTCCATCGGATTGCAAGGTTCTGAGATACGAATATTGAATACGAACCCCTCCGGTGGTTCTATCCGTTTACAGCCAGCGACCGGAAATACCGTAATTTCCAATAGTTCCATGACCGTCATCGGATCTGTTACGGCGACGAAAGTAACCGTTTCTAGTATGGTCGTTTGGGCCGATGGAACAATTAGCACTACTTCTGTCGCGGGTGGTGGTGGAGCAGGGAGTATAACGGGAGTTTTCGGTGGTACGGGGTTAACTGGCGGCGGTACATCTGGAGGAGTTACTCTCGCTTTAGCTTCTACGGTTGCCTACACGAACACGAATCAAACCTTTAGCCAGCCTCAAACTATAACTTCGTCATTTTCTGTTGTTGCCAGTTCGTTCGTTCTGAGAACGGTTGGTACGTCTGGAAATGCTCCGATTATTTGGTACAGCGGAGCTTCTTATGCCGGACAGGAAGTGATGGAACAGAATGGAGTTACTTACGGAGGCAATACGGTTCTTCCGCCATGGTCTATTCGTTACAGACGATCCGATGGCGTTGATGCTGGATACCACGGAATTTGGCCAGACAGCGCAGAAAATTCTGACGGAATATTGGGCGGACAACCGTATCGTTATTGGGATACCACCAATAATCAGTATGTCCAATTTCAATCATCTCCGACAATAACCCACACTCAGAAATATCGTCTCCCGTCATCGACTGGATCCGTGGACAATGTTCTCGGCATACGGAATATCGACTCGAACGGATTCGTCAACTTAGAGTGGCAAACGGACGATACCGGGGGTGTTGGTGGAGGAGGATCAACATTGTCTGTTTGGGAAGGGGCGACAAAGGTTTCAAGCCCTACGGCCAACATCGCCTTTTCACCGGGAGCATTCAACGTGACGCTAACGGGGGACGGGACTTCTTACGTTGATATTTCAAGCATGGTGGTCACGGTTTCCGGAAATCAAACTATTGCGGCACCAAAAACGCATACGTCCTCCATGACGTTCGTCGATCAAATCGTCGAAGTCTCGACAATCAATATGAAGGGTGGATCGATCACTCAGGATGGAACGGTATTTGCGAGGGGAACGAATTGGAACACCGTACTCGGAAGAGGTGTTGGATGGAATGCGTCGGCGCAACGTAATACGG